AGTCTGTCAAATAAATGTGTATTCTTAAATTCAGGTATTTTCATTATGCTAAGTCTCCCATACAAATAGAGGTGCCAATATCCCAATCAGCATCGCCGCCCTCAGAGCCATTTCTTCCCATGATACGATGTTCGCTAGTAGTCGCTGTGCTATCTGCTTGTAATTCAGCAAATAAAACATCACCAGATTTGCCGACAGAAATAACAACAGTATAATCTGCCGCTGCAAAATTAGTTGTAAATTGTGGTTTACCCGATCCTGTATAATTATCAACAAGAGAACTTACTCCAAAACTACCAGTTATAGCTGGTGTCGTTAAGTTTGCTCTTATATGTACCTTCGCACTACCATTTACGACAAACTGTGTATTGACGGTTCCTTGTGAACTGTGCTGAATCTCATCTGCTACTATTTTACCGTTTGCCATTATCCTATTAACCTTCCATTAAAAAAAGAATAAGATCCCGCATCAATAAATGCATTACTTCCACCATCAGCCCTACCGTAAACTGATACATAATCTCCCTTTGCTAAGGTTTGATATATCTTCATACTGCCATTTAGATAATCAGCATTCGTAGTATCTCCAGTATCAAGTCTTAGCTCTTTTCCAGCTGATGCACCATTTACATATATTTGAAATCTAAATACATCATTTGCATTGCCGCTAATCATGTAATTTTCAAACTCATATACTCCGGCAACTGGCGCAGTAAATCTTCCTGTACTAGTGTTGAAGTGGTTTCCTCTATTTACTCGTTCATTTGTGAAAACAGTTAATTCAGCAAAGCTGCTAGTAAGTGCTAAATTTGTACCCGCCGTACCGACCGCATCAACATGAAATATAGGTAACTCTGGATATAATAATTGACCACCTAAACTTTGTATTCTTGCTGCGGTCATGCGAGGTCTCCTACTAATATAGCACGACTTCTTATATCGCCATTAGTTCTATGATTAGATGCATTCCACCATACTGTTTCGAAATGATAGTTACTTGCTGCTTGCGTTCCATGTGACACATCATGTTGATACATAACAGATGTAGTTGAAGCATGATCATTGCACGCACTCGCAATAGCATAAGATGTTCCATCAAAGTTGTTAGTAAAATTAACAGCTCCGTCACCAGCACCAGTATCTGTTAACGTACTGACATTAAAACTTTTATTAATTGATGCTTGTCCATCTGCTATATCAATGTATGCCTTGACGGTACCTTTCGATACATACTGCATAGCGATTGCATTATTTCCGGCAGTATCTTGTAGTGTTTCTACTTTAACTATGCTAGCCATTATGCTAAATCTCCATGTACAGTAGAACACATGAGGTCGTAGTCTGCAATAGATCCGGCATCACTTGTTGTGTTAATTCTATAATGATTTGTGGCTTGCAAAGAATTGTTTCCAAGATGTGCAAAAAAAGCATCTCCATTCAAAGAACATGATGCAGTTATTGAATATCTTACAGCATTCATATTATTTGTAAAGACCATGTCGGTTCTACCTGCTCCGTCGTCGGTTAATGAAGATGTGTTAAAACTATCCTGTAAGGTGTGTGTATTACTATCGATAGTGTTATTAGTCCATTGTTTCGCTAAGCCTTGTTGAAGATTAGTTGTAGTACTGTTACCTTCACCAGTTACAACTACAGAACCTGCAGTAGATCTGCCTTCAAGTTTATTTACTCTTACAACACCAGTCACGCGAGATCTCCCAAAATTGCTATACCTGCTTGCGCGTCATCCACAGCAGTTGAAGTTGCATAAGCATATCTCATATCAGCAGCAGTTGTGGTATAGGCGGCATCTGGCATCACCGCTCGTACAGTACCAGTCGTAGAACCCCTGTTTCCACAAGCGCCTTGCAGACACAAATAAACTATATCAGAAAATGCGTTTGTAAAATTATGGATTTTATGACCAGCCGAACTGTCTGTGATTGAGCTGTGGTTCAAAGATTTATTAGGCGGATTTGGACCGTCATTGTCTTGTTCTGAAAAAGCCTTAATTCCTGCCTGCTTAGTCAGTGTAACTGGACCGCCTGATATATTCTGAATGGTATTTATATTAAGTTGACTCATACTACACTCCAATATCCATTCACTGTTATTGTAACGCCACTATCAATAGAAACTGGACCAGCAGACATTGCACGATCTGCTGAATCAATTGTGTGATTAGAAGAAACGTTATCGTTGTTTACTCTAAAAACATCTTTTTCAAAACCGACTAATGATAACGTACTGGCAGAATCAACTCCTCCGCCACCACCACTGCCTGTAGCTCCAGTAACATTTCTTGGCCGGCCATTAGCGTTAAAATTAGCTGCAATAAATCTTGCTTTTGATTCTGCCATTTATACCAACTTAAAGTAATTAAATCTAAACGATGCTGCGAATGTAATAAAAGTCTGACCGCCATCAGTGGATTCGAATTGTATATCGCCAAGAGATGTTGGAATACAATCTAAATATCTTACTTGCTTTGTAAGGTTATTATGACTAGAAAGAATTGACAATGTTATATCCGCATATGAAGGTGCACTTGTATTGCTGGAAGGTGTTGCCTTCGACATATTGTTATTTATAAGCCTTAATATCCAGTTATACATTTCCGAATAACCTTCTAAGTTTTCGTCTAATATAATATTTGTTGACAACTCATTGAAAGTAAGCGATTCACCAGGAATCGGTAACCCAGCGAGTCGAGGTATTCCCAACTCAACCGGATTTAGTATCATACCAGGATGTGTTACACTTTGACAGAAAAATTCTAAGTTAGGATAGTTTCTTCTATCAATAACTAACTTAAAACTTGTAGGTTGTAAGTAGTTAAAATTCTGTGTTAGATTTGCCATGTACTATTTATACGTTTTTTAAGCTTAAAAAAGAGGCAGCCGAAGCTGCCTCAGTTTATATTTTATTTTATTATTGACCTTAAGCGAGGATATTGTCCACGCGGAAGATACGGTAGTATTGGTTTGTGCGGCTAGCTGCCAGACCGCTTGATGGAGAAGCTCCGACGAATGGGTTTGAAACCATACCGTAACGAGTCTTAAATCCAATTTTCGGCTGGAAGGTGTCCTCACCGACCGCACGTACCATTGTGAGTGGAACGTATGGGCAATAGAAGAGACCGGCGTCATATGGGTTAGTACCCTTATAACCGACGTTGACATAGTCTGCGACTGCATACGGGTCAATGTAGACACGCATACGACCGTTGAGTACACCAGCGAAGGTATTACCGGTATCGTCAACATTTAATGTTGTTGACATTGCAGGAGAGTAATCAAGCATGCCTGATGCTGACAAAGCAGAAGCTACGTCAGAAGAACAGATCATGAAGTTACCTTTACCACGACGTGTTTCTTTAGCGATTACGTTTGATTCACGCTCAAGCTGTACAATCAGACCCTTGAACTTCTCAACTGACCAACGACCATCGGAATCTGATGTTAAGTTAAAGATACCATTGATTGCTGTGTTTGAAGTCAAAGCACCAATCTTTGCTTGGCCGTTAACAGTACGGACAACTTCACGGTTGATTTCAGCCATGATCTCAGTTGAGAGAATGTTTGCCAGTTCTGTTTCAGCATCCAAGCCGTGGATTGCTTTTAGATCTTGAGCGAGTTCGAGTGAGTATTCAGCTTTCAGTGCACGGCTTTTCGCTGTGACTGTTGCTTTCTCGATGGTGAATCCCATTTCTGCAAAAGACTCAGTGGCATCGCCAAGAGCTTCAGCTTCTGCTGTTGTATATGGATCACCTGCGTAAGGAACTTCAGCAGAGTCGGCGATTGTTGAGTCACCGTCTGTGTCTGTAAATCCAGACAATCCTGATGGGCTTGTGCCGTTACCAGTTGTTGCTGAATCGCCTGAGAAACCGACTGGAGCTTCGCTAAAGAGAGCTTCGTCGCCGACTGCTACACCAGCTTTTGACTTTTGGAAGGTTGACTTCATTGCGAAGATCAAGCCTGTTGGTCCAGACATTGGCTGAACACCACACATATCGTATGCCATTAGATTTGGCATAGCGCGACGTACCAATGCAATCAAAACTGGATTCCAGTTAGCTACATTAGCTGTGCTGTTTGTTGGAACAGCTTCTGCGAGCATACCTTGCTCTTCTCGCATTGCCTGTTCTTGGTTTTCCAGAATAGCAGCAGTGACTGCTTTCCTGTGATGATCTTGAATGGTGCCCGCTGACTCTTCGTTCAGTACCGGTGCCCATTTCTCGATCAGCTTATCGTATGATACTTGCTGTTGCATTTTTATTGGACTCCCAATTAATTTTTATTAGTTTTTTGGATTGCGGAGAGATACTGAGCCATTGTATCTGAAGAGACTACAGGTGCATCACCATCATCTTCTTCTTCAATATCAGCGGACTCGGTAACTTTTTTGGTAAAGTATGATTCTTTGACTGTAGCTACCTTCTTAGCGAAAGTCTCATCGTCTTCGAATTCTACATCTTCAACCAAATCTTTGAGTTTTTCCACCTGAGTTTCTGCTAGATCAGCTGAAGCTTCACGAATAATCTTATCGCGTGATAGAACTTCTACTTTCTCTTGCATTTCAAGTGAATTAGCTACTGCAGTATTGTGTGCTTCTTCAAGCTCAGCAATTTCAGCAGCCATTTCGTCAACTAGGTCAACCTTTGATTCTGGAACCTCGATGTAAGACTCAGTAAACAGATCTTTCAAGCTGTTCATGAACTTTTCTGCGATTTCAGTACGAAGGCCAGTTTGGACGGCAAGCTTATTATCTTCCATCCAGTTCTCAACTACGTAGTTAAGATAGCTGTCGACTTTTTCAACGAGTTCAGCTTTAGTAGATTCAACTTCTTCAGCCAATTCTTCGTTGTACTTCTCTTCGAGACGGTCAATTTCTTCGCTAAGCTTTGATTTAATAGCTGCTTCGAAAATGACTTCTGCTTTTTCTTTGAACTCTTCAGACAATGTAGCTTCTTCAGCGACCAATGCATTGAGGTCGTCTTTAAAGTCTGCCTGATATTCAATTTGCTCTTCAGCAACCAGTTCGCCATCAAGATCGTCTTCAGATGTACCATTATAGTGCATCATAGCTTGCAGAGATTTCTTATCCATCTTCTGCATTTTTCCAACCATAGCGGTAATCATACCAGCTTTAGTCTTGATCATCGGATCTTGTTTGGTGTTATCGCCAGCGGTACCGCCAGCCATTTTACGTTTGGGTGCCGAACCTGTAGCGTCGCCAGCTTGATCAACAGATGCTACTGACTGTGCTTCAGCATTCTTAGGATCGTGACCCATTGCTTCCACGATATCGTCGTCATCATGGAGGTCAACTTCCTGATCTTCGATTTGATCTTCAGTCATTATTGACTCCTTTATTTAGATTTGACTAACGAGAGGAAATTTTTGAACTCACGAACCTGTGTCTCATAGAGATCAGCTCTTGGAGCTTTCTTTATTTCAGTCTCAATCTTTTCAATAGCCTGAGCTTCAATCATACCGTTGTTCCATATCCATTCAACACCTTCCATAACCCCATTAACAAAAGCACTAGGTGCAGATGGATCTTGAACAATATCTACTGCATTAAGTAGAAAGTCTGGTTTAACAACCATAGCGGTACCACGATTTTCGAGGCTTCCCATTCCACGAGTTGATACGCCTAGTTTGACTCCTCCATCCAACAAACCTTTTACAATTTGCCCCATAGGAGTTTCCAAAATAGTCGCCTTACCCACAACATCGTTACCTTTCATTTCAAGGCTTTCGATCTTGTGAGAAACTTTATCTAAGTTAACGGTCGGTCCTTCAGGATGGTTTAATTCACCAACTGCTCTGCCTTTTGATACTTGATCACCGACATATTTGCCAACAGCAGATTCCATAACCTCAGTTGGATATATACGACCGTTACGATTCTTTGTATTTGCCTGCGCAAATATACCTTCAATAATATACTTCTTACCTTTGCCATCTTTTGCGGCTTCAACAATAACTTCAATATTACTTTCAGTATATTCAGAAATAAGTTTCATTTCTTCAGCGCCTTAATAATTGCATCTGAAGCTTTTTCAGCTTCATTCTTTGTTTTATAACGATCTAGTCTATCACCATCAATGTAAGCGACAAAACCGTTACGTTCTTTGTAGATCATAACCTGTATTCTACCTAGCTTTTTATTGACCACAAGTTGGCCAGCTGGTTTTCTACCGGTTAGTTCTCTTAATTTTGTAAAAGTTTTCATTTTACTATGTTATTTATACTTTTGTTACTTTTTACTTAGAAGAATATTCATCATTTTCTTCATCATCTTCTAACTCGAGTCCTTCGTCATCGGCATAATCGTCCTCGTCGATGTGATCTTCGATTTCGTCATCTTCCTCATCATCCTGTTCTTCGGATTCAAGCTCGCCTTCTGCTTCAAGGTCAAGTTCGAGTTGTTCGTCGTCAGGATCAACATCTTCTTCATCTTCGACTCCGTTATAGATCTGATCCGCCATACGGATTTTTTCTTGATCGAGCACATCATTTAATTTAACTGTCATTAGTTCACCAAATACGTTATTAGCTTGACTGTACTCTTGATTCATTGCGTACTGAATCATATCTTGAATTTCAGGTGCCGGCCGCTCTCTTGCTTCTGGTTCAGGTGCCGGTACTTGTGCTTCTGCTTCACTCATTGTCATCTCCTACTGGTTTCAATTCAAATTTTTGTCCTGGTGCTTGCTGTTCCGGTCCCTCTTCAGGTTCTTCTTCAGTTTCACCATCTATTTCTTTCTTCATATTATCCACATCCTCATCAGATAACATGAGAATATGCTTTTGTACCCATTCTTTAGAGTAATATTCACCTACATAATTTTGTACCATGTCGAGTGTTTGGATTCTTTCACGTAATACTTCAATATCACGCAGTTCTGTAAAGTGATTATCTTTTACAAAGTCAACCGTAATATCATTCTTCCATGATTCCCAATCTTCTTCTGTACAAATTCCCTTAAGAATTAACTGCTTCTTAAGAATTCCATAGAAGAGATGTGCGAACCGCATACGAAGTCTATCGATAAACTTCTGGAACTTTAATTCATCTCTGTTTATTTCTGTAGATCTACCAAGAGAGAATTGTGATTCTTGTTCTAATCTATTAATAGGTACATTTAAAGAACGATATACTTTCTTTTGGAAATAGATTATGTCTTCTATTTGACCAAGGTTTTCACCGCCTGGTAATGTAGTAATCTCTGTGCCTCTACCACCTTCACGACGTGGTAGCCAAAAATCTTCAAGCATTGACATGTGTTTACGATCATCTCGTATTTCACCAGTCTTTGCATCGTATACAAGTTTGTTACGATACTTAGCCATAATGTCTTTCATATATTGTTCTGACTTACCACGTGGCAAGTTACCGACATCAATATAGAAAATACGACGTTCAGGTGCACGAGCCAAACGATAGATAACAAGTGCGTCTTCCATCATACGAAGCTGATTAATAGGCTTCAATGCTTTATGTAAAAATGAAATAATCTTTCTTCGATCTTCTGACAAGAGACCTGATGTAACATAACTAACAGAATCAGTTGTCATCTTTACACCGTTTGTTGAAGAACCAGGTTTTTCTTGGTAAATAAAGAACTCTTCAGTTTTTTCAATTATATCTGCACCAGTAATTGGATCTTTCTTTTTCTTTACTTTCTTAACCTTGCGCATTTTTGCTGCATCGATAGGTCGTACTTCAACAATACCTTCTTTCGGATTTTTTTCGTTGATTACAAGATGATGATACATACGACCATCAATATACCAACGTCTGTAAATATCATGACCTAACTCTTTAAAGTTAAGCATACCATATATAGTATCGAATTCTTCTTTAATTACTTTTTTAATTCTATCTGGAGCATCAACATCTTCCATGTTAAGGTCAAGTGTTTGCTCTAATTCAGATCCTGTAATCGATTCGTTCACGATATCTTCGATAGCCATATCAACTTCAGGATGCATCGCATTACCACGATACTTCATTATGAGTTGATAGTTATCTTTTGAGTCATCATCACCAAGATTGAGATACTGACCATAGTGGGAACCAGATGCAGTTGCATAACTACCACCTTCGTCATCTCTCGGCGGAACTATCGAAGGAGCTTTTTCTTCTTCCTTCTTCTTGGCGCGTTTAATTTCAAATCCAAATAATTTAACGCCATCTTGTCCTGCGTATTCAGCCATATTAATTCCTTAAACTAGAGATAGGAGCCGAGAGAACCCGGCTCCTTACTATTTATTTAGTCTGTGGTATTTGACTCAAAGTACTGGTATGCCCAAGTACAGGTGAATCTTTCAATATTGTCATTGTCTGCGTACGACAATGCAATTTCTGAAAGGTCTTGAGGATATGCACCACGGAAGGTGTATGTCTTCAATATGTCACCATTTCGGTCAAGTTGATCAACTTTCAGATCTGCTTCGTAAGCAATCGGTGTTGTAAGACCAGTATTTGCTGAGTGTGCATTAATACCATTCATCCATCTTTCAATTGGATCTCTGACTGCGAAGTCAGTATCGTTGATAATGGTTGTGGTCCATTCAGCAAATGTACGGTCACCAGCCATTTTTAAGATTCTTCCACGGAAGAAGACTGGAATAATACCGAATGTTGATCCAGGTAATGCTGCAGCTTCACATAAGAAAGATGTGAGTTCTGCATCACCATTTGCAAATCCTGGAAAGTTAATTGTTACCTTAAAGAGGTTGGGACGTGCACCGCCACCTCTCAGTTTTGACTTAAAATCGTCTACTCCGAGAACAGCCATTTCCTACCTCCTTACACTGTGCCTACAACTTCTTCGAAGTCAACACCTGTTCTAACTGCCACAAAATTCAGTGTGACGAAGTTAATTGAACGTGCTGGCTTGATGAAGATGTTTGCGATGAATTCATTGCGATCGACAATTGCAGGAGTGTTGTTTGTTTCATCACACACAACTCTAAAGTCTGTGATTCCACGTCTACCTTGTACTTCACGAAGTACAGGCTCTACAATATTAACGAATTCTGCACGAGTAAACTCATCATTGAATTCGAATAACACTTGTTGTGCAGCTCTACCAATTGCTCTTTCAAGGATAAGGAATAGGCGACGTACATTGACTCGATCAAATGCAGACGGACGTCCAAGCATTGTCTTATCGCCGTATAGAAGCGTACCTTGTCCAGGAATGTTAGCGATCGGATTTACATCAGCTTTGTACAATTGATCTCTTTGTGACTTGTTTGGTGTATATGCCAAACCAGTAATTCCGAGATACTGACCGCGCCTTGAACCTGCTGGTGAGAACCATGGAGCCCTATTGAGATCAGTGAATGCACAAATACCTGCAGTTGATGATGCTGCCGGAATAAAAATAAAACCATCGTTGTACTTATCGTACGTCTTAAGATAGTTGCCGTCCATAACCAGATACGATGAATTTGTAAACGTGTTTGCAGTAGCTATAACATTTGTTGTAATATCTGCTGCACTTGTTAAGTTAACCACATCATCTCTTGCTGGTGATGCAACTACGATACAATCTTTACGAAGTGATTGAGCTGTTGCAACCAGATCATTAACAACAGTTGTTTGATCTGTAGTTGTTGTCATGCCAGGTGCGATTAAGAAGTCAACTTCTACCTGATTTTCGTCTTCAAAAAGATCAAAGCCGTTAAGGAATTGAGCTGTACCTAAAGCTGCAGAGTTAGCACCTTGTAGTAAGCTATGATTAATGATTGCTGGAGTTCCCATTGAGAAATCATCACCACTATCTACTTCTGTTGATGCTCCTGCAACTCTATAATCTGAATCCCAACCGACCATGAAAATATGCTCTGAACGTTCGTTAACGATGTCCAGCGCATAGTTGGTAGTTCCATCTGGATTTTTTGCATCGGATGCAATTGATACAAAAGGATATGTTTCTAGAACTGTACCTTTAGTTCCGGTAAACTTACCATCCTGATCAACGACGACGATGTGAATTTCATCGTCTTGTGCGTTACGATCTGATGCATAATCAGATGTTGATGGTGCTTTATCAAATTCGTCTTTATATGCCCAGCTATTAAACACTGTTGCATCCGATGGACAAATTTGAACTTGAAGTGAGTTTCCTAATACGCCTGGATATCTTCCTATGATTGTATGAGAATCTGAGTCCAGTGCGGATCTTTGTGCGTCAAAATCCTCCTCGTTCTTGACAAACTCGGTCGGTAGTGAGCCATCACTATCTACAGCGAGTTGTCCAATTGGTGAACGAGAATTTTTGGCGGCACTTGTTGCTTCCCTCACTACCTGTAAGCTACTTGAGTAACTTAGAAAGTATCGAGCTGAATGGAAGTCAACAGTTGATGCTGAGTCTGGTGTTGCGAAGGTATCGACAAGAGTTGCCTCATTGTCTACTAATACCCTTTTTGCAACAGGTCCCCAGCGGAAGTTACCTACAATTGCGCCAGTAGTAGACTGGACGTTTGGAACGCCACCCGTCAGGTCTATTTCCTTGACAACAACCGCAGGACTTGCTGACGGTGTACCTAATGCCATTTTGGTTCTTCCTTCTTTTTAATGATATGTGAACATAATACGGTTGTTTTCAATATTTGCTATTATTTATAATATTATTAATCTCTGTCGAACACACCTTCAAGACCTTCTAAATCAGGATTGAAGTCTTTAATTTGCCACGTATCACCTTCTCTACCTTCAAGTACTTCTATATGTGCTTGACCATCGTCAATAAATCCGAATGGTACCATATCATCTTCAATCTGTTTCATTTTATTTTTAAATAACATTTCTTTTAAATTAATATCTGTCATGTCTGAGAAATACTGAGTCGAAACAAAATAACCGAACATGACAAGATTCATCATAAGATCGTCATGATTTCCATCTGACGCTTCGTATGACTGACCTCTTGCTTCGAATGTAGAAATTTCTAATATAGTATCTTCATCAACAATTTTAAGTTTATTATTTTCTAGAATGTCTTTAATTGCAGAACAGCCGAGTCTTTTTGTCTTTCTTGTTATCTCAATACCAATAGCATTTGCTTTGACTGCAGATTCAACATGCACATTCTCATATTCGAGATCATGATATAAACCATTACATACCACAGAACCTTGATCATTTGATTCTATTACTACATAAGCATTGTTGTAGGACTTTGCATACTTATATATAATATTAGGGAAGAGTATTGGAGAGATAGTATTATTCCGATATACAGCTACCTGTGTAAACGGGCGATCGCTAATATCGATTAAAGTAAAAGTAGAATAGTCCTGCCCTCTTCCTTTACTAACGTCAACAGTCATGATATATTCATGATTTTTGACAGGCTTATTATAAACCTTGAGATCACCATTCTCAAGCGTTTCAATATACGGTAATGCTCTGAGACTTAGTAAGGTATCGGCATTTACTAGTGTGTCACCTGTTCCAAAGAACGTGTTACCAAATTCCTGGTCAAACTGCAGTTGACTTGTATTTGATATTGTCTGTTTTCTCCAGTCTTCATCTCGACCAGGTACATCCCACCAATCAACACGAAATGAATTAAACTCATTTACTTTTTGTACTGCCCCTTCCCATATTTTGTGGAACTGATTACCTATACCATTAGCAGTAGATGTTACAATGATTTTTGTACCTGTTCCAGACGAAATAACCGGATATGTTGACGTATAAAACTCTGCAGCTCTTTCGACAAATGCAAACTCATCCAGGTAAAGCAAGCTAACAGATAAACCGCGAATAGAGCTACCAGAAGTCGCCGCGGCGATGACACGACTATTATTAGAGAATTCCAAAGATCCTTTGTTAAGTGCCTTTGTACCCGGTTGTAAAAAGAACGGAATGTTCTCCAACATAAGCGTAACACGAGATAGCATTTCCCGAGCAGTTGCCCCTTTATTCGCAAGAATCGCAACTGTTTTTTCCGAATGAAAGAGTGCGAACCAGAGAAGGTACGCACAGGCCGATACCGATTTTCCCGATTGTCGACAAGCCAAGACAATATTAAACCGATGTTCATTAAATGCCTCAAACATTTTCTCTTGATAAGGATATAGTATAAAAGGCACTAAACCTTGATCCATAGAAATAATCTTACAATAGCTTGAAGCGAAATATGCAGGATCCTTCATACATAATGCATATTCTCTAACAAGTTTCTCGTCCCATGCCTGTATAACGCCGTCGCGTTTGACATTAGGATTTCCGAGATAACTCTCTGTCTGGTGTAACATCAATTATATTTTCATCCTGTTGTAAAAGCTTTTGTAGATCTGAAGTAGATCCAAGAAAAACATTATTTGTTGTATTACCTATTTGCTTCGGTTCTTCTTCTCTATTAATGTCTTTTTGTTTCTTATTGAGATCCATTAACTTATCATTCACGTCTGATATATTCTTAATCATACCAGATAAAACTTCATATGCTCGCGGATGCTCAGAAGCACGAGCAACTTCAATCATATCTTCTAATGACTCACGACCTTTTTCTATTAGTTCGTAATATGTTTGTCGTGAGTAGTCATAGTCTGATTGAATATTTTTGTTATCATCACTCATTGTCTACATAAGGACCGATTGGGCCATAAGCTCCCATTTTAGCTTGATCAAGTATCAATCTACCATGTGGCTCAGGATCATCATCTGTGGCATGAAACGATACCCACTCTTCATTTAAATGTTCAAAATTTACGTCTAATACTACGCTAGTGCGCTCTGCATTCGCCCAAACAGGATTTTTAGCTTCTAATACTTTAATAATAACCATTATGATATCCTTACAAATAATGTGGTTACTGATCTAACACTTCCTACTGTTGCATTACCCATACAACGCCAGGTTCCACTTAAAGTGCCGCCTCCAACACCATCAGCATTTGACTTAGTTAATAGTCCACCCGACGTAGTACTACCAAATCCAACAGCGCCTGACGCTTTAGCAAAACAATATGTGCCTACGGCTCCAGCTGTAGTTGATACACTTACTGTAGAACTAATTACACCGCTGCCTGAAATACTGATACCTGTTCCGGCTGTAGGAGGCTTACTGAGTGATACAACTCCTGATGATACACTAAAGTCAGATGAATTAAATGATGCAATACCTTTTGTACTAGTTGATGCATCCGGCGCACCGGTATAGATAAATGTTCCTATTGTTTCGTTATACGCAAATGAACCTGCCCCGCCATTATCGATTGCACTTAATCTTGTACGGACTGCAGAATCAGTAAGAGTTACATGTCCGTTTATATTTACATTAAAATCATCAGAATCAAAGGATGCCACACCCGTTGAATCTATTTCTATTTTTCCTGCCACTCTTCCAGCAGCGCTGTTAGGATTGATTGTAACATGACCGTTAGTTACTACAAAGTTTGAAGAATCAAATGATGCTGTACCATCACTATCTTTTGTAGCAAGTCTTTCAATCCAAGATACATGACCACTATCAGTGACAGTGAATCGTGCAGAATCAAATGAAGCAAGACCTACACTATCGTTACTAGCAAAGAAGTCACCACCTCTTTGTCCTCCCCATATAGAATCCAACATAACCATAACATCATCAGAGTCAAAATAGATCGGTGTACCAGCTGCTTCTAGATGCGTTACACGACTATTGAGGTCATGACCTTCTATTACATCAACACGGCCATCTAAATCTGTAAAGTTACCATCTAATTCTGCAAAGGTGAGTTCACTTCCTTTTGTCAGCCGTAATACGATAGGCATTTTTAACTCCCTTCAGGTGGTGGAGATACAGCGCCGAATTCTCCATTCATAGCTCTTGCATGTAAATCTTTACCATGTGGTTCAGTATCGCTTGCGCTAGCTGTGAATGGAAACCATTCATCGCCTATATGAGTAAACTTAACTTCCATATCAATATCTGTATATGATCCATTAGACCACTGTAAATTTCTAACTTCTGTCCATGTAATTGTCATTATAAAATCCTTTGTGCTAAACAGTATGATGATGAACCACTACCATTAATATATCCTATAACACCTGGACCACAATTTCTCCAAGTACCAGATAAAGTTTGACTGGAATTATTACTGCTATTATAAAACGGCGCGTCTAGACGAGTTGCACTAAAATTATTTGCCTCTAATCCACCTGTTCCAGTTCTAATAATACTTGCATTTGCTGCGGTAAACTGACCGTTTGCAAGTTTACCGATTCTTAATCTACTTCCAGGTATAGATGCTCCAGGCGCATATTTAGTACCATTCGGTATTCCATTAGATTGTACAAACATGAATGAACCAACATCTGTAACAGCACTAGGGATTGGTATACCACTGCCACCGGCAAGAGATACAACACCCGAGCTTACACTAAAATCTGATGAACTAAATGACGCAATACCTTTGTTTGTCGTCGTTGCATCTTCGCCACTTATAACACCAGTTGCACTATCGTAATCAATACCTTCTCCCTCAACAAATTTTGATCTTACACCAGAAATATCTAAAGTGACATGACCATTTGCATTTATATCAAAGTCTGATGAATCAAATGAAGCAACACCAGTAGAATCAATTTGTGTAATACCAGCCACTCTACCAGCTGCGCTATTTGGATTAATAGTCACATGACCACTAGTGACTACAAAGTTTGAAGAATCAAATGATGCAACTCCTGTAGAATCGAGTGAAGTACCAGCGTTTAATAATGTGATGTGACCATTAGTTACTACAAAATCTTCTGAATCAAAAGATGAAATACCGACAGAATCATTTGTTGCTAATCTGATACTGACATGACCAGAATCAACAAGAAAGTGAGCAGAATCAAATGATGCAAGTCCTACTGAGTCGACAGTAGCTAAAAATGAATCTACGCCACCTGCCCATATAGAATCCAACATAACCATGACGTCATCAGAATCAAAATAGATAGGAGTACCAGCGGCTTCTAATCTTGTTACACGATTATTAAGGTCATGACCTTCAACAATATCGAGTCGATCATCTAGATGAGTAAAATTACCATCAAGCTCTGCAAAAGTAAGTTCTGCACCTTTTGTTAATCTTAATACTATCGGCATTATAAACTATCTCCTGCTGAAACTATTGCTGTGTTGAATCCGAAGTCACTATCAGACATGCCGAATACAGTTGTAGGATTTGGTGTTACAGTAACCCTTTCTAAATATATATCTGAATCATTTAGTCCAGCATTCATATTAAATAATTTTGCGTTTGATGTACGAATAACATCTTTATTTTCAATATCACCGTAAAATTGTACTTTCATTTCAAAGGTAAGATTATAAACAATTGTCCTACGTTGTTCTAGTGTGCTTTGATAATCATCTTCAAATGTTACGCTTGTAATTACAATCGGTACATCTTCTACAAAATCCGGATATATGTCTTTAAAAGGAAATATTGACAGTGTATACTGTGGATTAAATGTAGGTAGTATTTGTTCTACCAATTGTAATGCATCATCTTGATTCTTTGCATATATGCTTAAAGAAAAACCGATGTTGTATGGTACAGGCGAAAAGAACTTTTGTCTTTTGGCTACACTTGAACCTTTTGTATTAAAGTTACTGACTTTTGTTAACTGTCTTGTAAGATCATACGATATATCTACAATCTCAAATGACATACGAGGTAATTTAATTGCAACTCTCGTATCATTCTCGAGACTTGGATTCTCTCGTATTCTTTCTAAGTACTTCTGTTTTGGTGCATATGAAAGTGGTACTTTTAATTGATTCAGTACCCCGCCGCTGGCATTCTTACGTATCACATACAAGTTATTAAAAAGCCGACCGAATATCGAAACGGACTTTCTAATTCTTTCGTGATAGTAATGTCCACCAAACATTATTGATTCTCCGGATCGCCGAATGGATTGGCTTCACTAAAGTCTAGGAAGTCATCTACAGCAGGTAATGTAAATATTTCGTTCTGTTCTGTTTCACTTATATTATTTATTTCTTCTAGACCTGTTACTTGTAGTCCTATAGATCCAGAAGGAGAAGTTTTATTAAGACTAATACCATTTACAAATTCTCTAAACTCACCATCATCAGCACCTACATGCGCTAGAAATAAGTAACGACTACCGTCACTATCTGAATCTAATTGGTATTTTTGTACCTCACCTTTTATTTTGACACCTGATGATAGTGTCTGTGTAATATCATCACCTATAGCATATTGACTGTCGAGTGATGCAGATCTACCGCCTGTTATAACTACGTTAGGTATAGATGAATAACCAAATCCTGAATCTGTAATTACCAATAAGTTAACTTCGCCTGTTGCAGAATCAATAAACGCGGAAGCTGTTGCTCTTTTATAATCAAATGTCTCAATAATCTCAGGTGTTTGACCGTAATAGTAAGATCCCGCAGAATCAGGATATCTATTCGATTGATTATTATCAAAGATAGGCTGAGAGCTTTTCTTTGTAAATGTAAAGTGATCTACATAACCAGTAAATCCTTTTGATGGTATCTTTCCTACTCCTGTTGATGTAGCAATAGGAGATGAGTCATTAAGATCTGCGCCGAATCTAATAATATCTCCGCTATCATATGGATAATTACTAGCAATATTAAGAGTAAAGTCTGTACCCAGTATACTATCAACATTTGGCCTAAATGTAGTATTTAAGAGTTCAAAGTGTACAAAATTCCATTGATTCGAATCAAGAGCATGATTAGCATATCTTGTCTGTGTAAGACCGACTGCATGAGAATCAGCATTACCTGCAGAATCGATAGTAAAAGCCATACCTGGCAATCCATTACTATCCATTACAATTCTAAAGTCATCAGACCATGCAATTGTACATGCATGAACAGAAGTAGGTTTAATCCAAAAAGCTAACTCTGCGATCTGCTGATTAATACCACCATAAGAATCGGCTAATGTTGCTACAATCGTAGTATCTGCTGAATCATGTACAAGCGAACTAAATCCAAAATATGGATTAGCACTATCTATTTTTCCTTGAAAGCTGCTATCAGAAGGTATAGGAAAATCAATTGTAACTATAGGACTAGAAGTATAATAGTTTCCAGAATCTGTAATTGTTAAACTTGAAACTTTTGCCATTATGTAATACTCGCTGTCGCTGTAGCCACCTTAGGTGTCAATAGTTTTACTTTATACTGATATGCATAATCTCTTTCAATAGAATCGATAGTTGCCGTACCAGTATCGAAGTCTTCATTTGAGTACTCAAAGAGAGTACAACGCATCTTATAGACTGGTACATTTTCTATTTGATAGAAAGGCTGCTCATGTTCTACATGACGTATTTCAAACATAGATCTTGTAAGAGGAAGATAGATAAGATCGCCCTCTGTAGGTCTGTCACCTTGTAATGCATTGTCTGCTCTATTAACCTGTGTAGACCATCTAGATTTTGAAACAACAAACGTAGCTTCGTCTCTTATTTCTACACCAAATCTTGTATAGAGATCTCCTTCACCGTCAAAGCCTTCAACATTCTCAATATACATTTCAATTTTTTGTGAATCAGAAAATGACGATGACGGATCATCACCAAGCAATGTATCTTCATTCACTATAGTTCTCGGAAGATAATAGACATCTTGTCCATATATCTTAAGTGCCTCTATCATGAGGTCTTCGTACAGGTTTATTTCAGACCTGACTTTTTCCGAGAAATAAAAATTACGTGCCATATTAACCTACAAAAAAGTCAGCCGGAAATTCGAATTCTTCTCTGATTCTCTGCCTTAAGTTTTCTATTTCTGTTGTTGCATCATCATAGAGTTGCCGACCGTTTAATATGACTCCACCAGGTAATTGTACGCCTTCAAACTTAATAAGATTCATACCCCATTGTTGTTTAATCAGTGATGTAGCATATTCTTTTAACCACATATCATTGTATACTGACGTATGTGTATCCGGATCGATAAGCGTATAGACTTCAGCTACAACATATTCTCCTGCTTTAATGTCATCATCATTAAAATCACCGAAGATATGTAATCTATCTTGATGACGAGACCATTGTGTTTGTGGATGTCCATTGAGTTTCATATCGAGAAGAGAAAGATACTGTTGCATCTGTTCGTAATATGCAAGACCGCCTGCAAAGTGTGCAAGATCTGCAATATCATTTAACATCATTTGGTATTTAATATCGAAGAAATTAAATGAACTGTTAAATGAACTTGACAGAGGAAATACTTTTGAGACGTATAAAATATTTGAAGCTATCGGAATGTATTCATTAGTGACATCAGTTGTGGTGACTAAATGCTTAAGATATGTACGCACAGTCGCATCTGAATGATACTCTTGATAATACTGTAGAGCTTCGTCTATACGATCTTCAATCTGGTCCTCATCAACGTTGATTTCCAGTACTGGATCACCAAGACGACGCTTACAATAATCTATCAGCGTAGTTCTGGAATTAGGTGGTGCCATAAAATAGTCTCCGATAAAAAATCTTTTGACTATTTATATGTTTTTGAGATTAAACTTAAAACTTAACCGTCAAAACCAGCAGTAGGAGCAGTAAAGTTACCGGTATATCGGCAAAATCCCCAAGTGATTCTCATATTTTGCATGTATCCTATATAATCTCCACCTAGATTTCCTGCATAATTACCCCAATATGCCGATCTTGCAACACTATCTCTTATATAATTAGTGCTGTCAGAATATGTTGATCCTACTTGTGTTCCATTTACAAACATTTTTGTAGAAGTGCCAGTTCTCGCGACTGCAATGTGATACCAGGTATCTGCCGAAAGTGAACCGCCAGTAATTCTATTACTACCAGCTGTATAATAATACAATGTGCTGCTTGACACATAAAGTGTAGGAATATTTTGTGTTCCGCTACCTCTACCATCGTATATGTTTCGAGAACCAGTTACGGAGTTCATGTATACCCAAGCCTCAATAGTAAAATCACGTGTTCCAAATGTTGTAAGAACATCACTTACCTGTAGATAAGAATTACTTCCATTAAAATAAAAAGAATCTGTCGTGGTAAATTTACGCTGTCCTGTCGAAGCTGAAACACCAGATGATAAAATTGTAGGACCATCAAAATGAGCAGACGTATACATAGAATTTTTATTTGTAAATGTAAGAACTTCAGTATTTGTTACATCTGTTAAAGGTGAAGTTGGTGGTGTGAAGTTTGTAGTATAAACTGCTGATCCTTTAACTGATCTTAGATCTGAATAAAAGCCATCTACCTGTGATGTTGCTCCATATCCATTTCTTCCTACTAAAGGTCGACTTGATCCGGCAATGTAGTTAATACTATCTGAATAGGTTCCGATACTTTTACCGTTTACATAGAATGTAGACGTACCTGATACTCTAGATAATGCTATATGAGTCCAGACATTTGGTTTAAGAACGTTCGATTGAATTCTCCAGCCAGTATTAGCATAAAGTCCTATACCGTCTGATGAATTATGTGCGATAGTAATATAGGCACCGTTTCCATTTGTTGGCCTAGCATCAAACAATGTCACGTTAGAACTCGTTGTTTCAGCCCAAAACCAAAATTCAAGTGTAAAATCATTGGTACCATAGGCAGCGATGCCATCAAGTCGATATGAATTATTAACATCGTTATTAAAGTCTATAGAACCGCCGTGACCTGCTACGGTATAAGGTTCGTAGTCATATGGACCAAAACGATATACCCGTGTATTCCCGGCAAGAGTAATAGTGTTGTTATCAGTAGATCCATCAGCAAAATACGAAAGATGACATGCCAATAATTTAGTATTTGCTATCGCAGTTAAACGTTTAGTTGGCGCTGTGAAATTTGAAGTATAAACCGCAGTTCCTTTTACAAATCTCACATCAGTTAAATATCCAGTATACGGATTGGATTGATTTCCAGCAGCACCGATATAAAGAGTAGATGTACCGCTGTAATCTGTACTATCACTTGCATTCGTATGAATTGCAGTACCGTTAATAAAAATTTTAGTCGTTGTACCGCTTCTAGAAACAGCTAGATGATTCCAAGTATATGAACTAAATTGCCCACCAGAGGATTGGTTTGTGAGTGTATTACCTTTATACGTTGTTACTGTACCTCCAGAACTATAATTTAATATTATACCAAATCCAGTTGTTGAAGTATAACTCGAATATGGATCCATACGAGTACTAGCATTAGTAGTATAAAACCAAAATTCTACTGTAAAGTCACCAGCTTCTGGCACCATCTGTTCGCTGCCATTAGCAACTGTTAACCAATCCCCGGTACCATCAAAATATACACTATATCCACCAGGATGATAAGGTGTAAATGGAGTAGAAGGTACACTACCGACTTCAGTAAGAGTTGTGCCTGTTGATGACGCATCAACCTGAGTATCTGTTCCATCACTATCTGCCACTAATAACATCGATGTATATCTGGAATATTGAACTGAAAATTGCAATGAAAGCACTCGAGTGTCGGAACCAAAGCTAATACCATCAGACGCTTTAAAGGTTAATGTAGATGATGTTGTTGTAGCGGAATCTTCACTTCGTGGAGTGATTGTAAATACAGAACTATCTTGACTTAGTGTGGCAAATCCGTTGAAACTACCGTCTGACTCTACACTGAACGTTAATCCAGCAACAGCATTGTCTGAATCTGTACCAGTTAATGTAATAGTAGTGGTTGAACCATCAGTGCTTAATACTATTTCACCGGTAGGACTGATCGTAAGAGCAGGCGTTGCATTTACTAATGCTACATTATACCATCCGGATCCATTTGAAATATAAAATCTACTTGTATTCGAAACATATGCCTGGTCACCAGACGTAAGTCCAGTAGTCGGTAAATTTTCTTTTGTTGCATACACTGCCAGACTTGAAGCGCCGGCGCCTGTTCCGTCAATGAGTTCAGCAAGATTTCGATTTCGGCTTTTACTCATGTGAGGTCTCCAAATACAGCCATAGTAATTACTTCAAAATCATCAGCGTTTCCAGTACTTAAACCATAAGTATGTATTCTCATTGAACCTGCGGCTTGCGTGCTGGTGTCGACACCAAAGTTGTGAATGAGACTTGAGCTAATTTTTTGTTGATCAGGCATTACGCTAAAACTCCTCCAGGTATGGAGAACGAGTTGTTTGCTCTGTCAATTACACCAGCATTTTCAACTGTTGTAACAAGTGTAGAACTCGTTGCCTCTTGTTCTGAATAATTACAGTTATGATTATAATTAGCTTCTGCTTGCCCTGTCACAGCAGTTGCGTAATTAGTTGTAGAATTCATATTATTCGTGAAATTTGGCCTGTATTTTCCAGTAGCCGCATCATCCACCGAACTTATATTAAAACTGTCCAGTACCGCTGGTGTGTCATGGTTGTAACGTAGCCAAGCCTTTGCAACCCCACCTGTCACAAAAGTAGAGGCGATCGTAGTTCCTGCAGTATCTTGTATAGTTCCTACTGTAAGTTTTCCGGTCATGCTAGGTCTCCCATTGCGTGACACTGCGATAGTCCAACGTCTATCAAAGACCCATCATTCATTACGTAAGAATTTAAAAATATTTCTGAGACGCTATCTCCACGTAGAGCGTCACAAGTTCTGTTGACATTTCCTGAACCGTTATTCGTTGTAACATTTCTACCAGAAGCCGTACAACAAATTGTAGTCGTTGACGCAAATGCATTAGTTATAGCGACTTTTTGTCTTCCTGCTGCCGTATCTGCTGTAGAACTTACGTTAAGACTATCACTTATACTTGTACCATTAGCTAAGCTTGTTATCCAAGATTTTACAACACCATTTACAACCGAAGTAGTAGTCGTTCCATCCGATATGTGTATCGCACCGCCGCTATTTGAAAGTGTTGCACTCATGCTAGGTCTCCGTGTCCTATTGCATATACAAACGCCGGATCTATATACGCAGTTGAACCTTCATTGTACAACATCATCTCTGAATTAGAGGTTGTTGGATCTGTCTGGCCGGCACCACCAGCAGTTACGAATGTTCTTCCGGTCGTTCCATTTTTTTGACCGTGACTTAGTGCATAATTTACATTAGCAAAATTTGTTGTATAGTTTAGACGATAATCGCCTGCACCATTATCTGTAAGAGTAGATACATTCAAAGTATCTCTAATCGCCGGAGTTCCAGTTCCATTAAAGTTTACAAATAACCTCGCCGCACTTTGCTGAGTCATTGTAACTGGTCCATTACCAGTTGCATTCGATAATGTAGTTACTCTTAGTTCGCTGGTCATGCTAAGTCCCCTACAATCCTAGCAGTGTTTAGATAAACATCTTGAACAGTGCTTGCCTCATCACCAACATAATAACCAAATTGAGATGTTGACAATATACCATAATCATTAGGTGTACCACCAAAGTTACCATCCATTTGTGCCCATAATCTTTGTGTTCTATCATTCGAAGCAAAGGCAAATGGTGCATAAGTTGTGTCTGCAAAATTATTTGTAAATGTTACAGTGGACGCACCATTTGTGTTATCGGTGACCGATGATTGATTTAACGAACTATTTACGCTGTACGTGGAACTGCCATCCCATCTACCATAATATCTATCAGCAACTTGACTAGTCAGGGTAACTGCACCACCTGTTGATGTCTCTACTGTATTTGCACGTAGTGTACTCATGCTATCACCAATGTTGCGCTATCGTTTAGTGTTACAGTGACACCGCTGTCTATGAAGATTGGCCCCGCAACTAATCCATTGTTAGCAGAATCAAGGGTATAGTTTGAACTGAATGTATGACTGTGTTCTCTAACTATATTATCAGCTCTTTGGACATCAGTTCCCATACCACGTATATTTTTTGCAACGTTGAAGTTTCTACTTACTGCCATTTTAGCCTACACTATCTGCTGCCTCAGGCGTATTACCTGCTGCTATCCATTTTTGATATTCAATATAATCAGTGTTTGCTGAATCAAATGGGAAACTATAGTTTTCACCAATCACTTCAGCTCCACCAATTACACCACCTCTTACCTTATAGAGTTTATATTTTCTGTTATTTTCTTCTTCTATCATCTATAGCTCCGAATTAAAAGCTAACCAGGAAACACCGGCTGTACTGTTAACAAATTCTAGTAGATATATACTAGTTACTGCCATGCCACCACTTGATCTAACATATCCTAAATCTAAGTTATTACCACCAGAATAACCATCATTATGCAAACCTGTTGGTGCACCACTGTTAGCAGCATTAAACCTACCACCTAAACTAAAATGTGCTAAGTTAGAATACTCTATTCCTGGAGGAGTTCTCATTGTTGACTCTAAAAAGAATGGACAGTTACCGTTTGTTGCAGACCAATTACTACCCAATGCCAAACCAGCATAATTTGCAAAGTTAGAATATCTCTGATAATATCTTTGGCAGCTTTGTCTTTCTTCACCGAATGTTCGATGTTGAAATGCTGTAGCCTGTGTTCCAACTTGTAATTGCACTCCGGTAATATATAATGTTGCTGCATTTGTAGAGCACACATTGATATGTCCAGGAACTGCATAATCATATGATGTATTCCAACCACCATCAGTACTTGTACCACCATCAGAATGATCGGGTCCAAGTCCTGTGTACCATTGTACTTTCAATCCAATTGCAGTGCTACCTGCACCGTTCCATGTTCCTGTCGTTCTTGCAGGAACTGATATAGTTTTATATTCCCAAGTATTTGCAGTATTGATTGTACAATTTGCTGTAAATATTTGTGTATCATCATGATTCATAAGTGTAAATGGTATTGAACCAGTAACACTACACTTAATATAAAATGAACAAACTAAAGGTTGAGCAGCTGCAGTACCAAATCCAACATGAGCAATATTCTTTGCTTCAACTCTTTGACCGATCATAGCATATTGTGTGCCGGTAAATGTAGTTGCAGCTTTTGATGTCATTAATAATGAATACCCAAATGCACCTCCTGGTGTATCTGTTGATTGTGATATTCTCATTGTGTCGGTCGGATTACCAGAAAAATTAAATCTATCAATTGCATACAATGAAGCAGTTGTACTATCGACATAGGTTGTACCTTGTGTCAATCTTTGTGCAACATGCATCGCGCCATTGATAATCATATTCTGATTATCAGATTGCGTATGACCACTATTCTTGCGACCTATCATTTTAGCAATTTGCTGATTTCTGCTCATTAACTTATCACCAAGTTACCGTTGATTGTTAGTGTTATACCACTATCGAATGATATAGGTCCAGCACAATGTGCATTTAAACTACTGTCTATTGTGGTATTTATAGTAAGTGTTTGAGGATTAGTTCTGAACATACCACCTAATAATGCGTTACTACTTCCACCGCCGAATTTACTAACTACCACTACATCGTTTGAATCTGTAGTTTGTGCAAGAACAATTGATGTGCCACTTGTTGCAGTATAATCTTGAGAATCAACAAGTAGGATACCATTTAAGAAAACCTGTACATTTCCGACATCGTATGATAATGTACCACCGTGTGTCGCAAGTCCACTAAATGTTGTTTGTGGTGATGCAGATACAAATTTATATTGTGCGTGGTCAGTACCACCTGCTCCAGTAAATTTAGTAATACTTACAATATCGCCAGAATCTGTGGCAACACCTAATACAACAGAATTTCCAGTCGTTGCTGTATAATCTGCGGAATCTACTAATAAAATACCATTTTGAAATACTATAATGTTTCCAGAATTATATACTAGTGCAGCACCATTATCGTCATTGCCTGAAATAGTTGTAGTAGGATGAGCAGTTGTGTATGTAAACGTAGTTTGTTTTGCTTGTGAGTTTACTAAATTCAATGTAGTTGCAGAATCTAGACCACCACCGCCTCCACCTCCGCCTGAAACAGTAATTGTCTTTGTTGCACCAGAACCAGTTGCAGTTACTCCTGATCCTACAAAATTAAGAGTCGTGGCAGATGTTGAAAGAGAGGAACCTTCTTCTTGTACAGTAATCGCACCGCCGGATTGTCTTAATTGAATGTATGCACTATCGACAATTGCTGAAATACCAGATGAATCTTGGAATCTATCTCTTAATTGAACATATGCGCTGTCAATCAATTGTGTTGTAAGTGCAGAATCTAATGCAGTACCAACAATTGCACTAACCATGGCAGAATCAAAAGATAATTGATGAAATGTTGTAAGAGGTGCAATATTGACATACATATATTGATTATCAAACGGAGGTGCATAACCAGCCATAGATGGAGTAAAATCAATATAACCTAAATTTGGTGCGCCTCCATACATCGCTCCTGTGTCAGACACAGCAGTGATAGTTCTTGCATCAGCACCACCTGAATTTCGCGCAACCGCCATGCCAATACCAAAGTTTTCAGAAGGTAATTGACCTGCCGGAACAATATCAAAGTATGCTCTTGTTATCGTTCCGTTATTTGTTTGCACACGAAAGTTAGTATTGGTATATCCAGCTCCTGGACCCGCTATATTTGTAAGTACATAAGCATCTCCTCGACCAGCACCACCAGCAAGATATGCTATATCGCCGACTCTAACTTGACCGATTTCAGCTCCTAAGCCATTATGTTGACTAAGTACGTTAAGTGCACCTATAGAGTCCATTCTGAAAACACGAGGATCTGTACCAGCTGTCCTATCCGAATCTGAAGCGGTACTAATAAGTGTGTTTATGCTAGCTGAATCAACTGATAGATCAGTTATAACAATGTTCTTTGAACTTTGAACGAGTGCAGCTATGGCTCTATTTCTGGAGCGGTAGGTTTTTTCTGATGAACTACCTTTACGTTCAGACATATTACTTCCTTATCGGTATTTATAAGTAGTCATGCAAGGTCTCCTATCACTGCAACATGATTTTGGCATACTGAATGTGCATTGTCAGCTGTAAAGACTTCAGTATCAACTTTTGCAGTTGTCATGACAATAACTGCAAGACTTCTGTTAGAAGGATTGGTATTAATACCATTAGATGCACCACCACCACCGGCTACTGGACAATAATATAAATTAGTCATGACAATACTTAAATTTACTTCAACCTCATCAGAGTTATCTGTTAAACTAGACACTGCAAAGCTGCCATTTGGATTCGGTGGGTTATCTACAGTGCTAAAATAAACCCATGCCTTTACAGTGTCATATCCTCTTATAACATTTATATTTGCCATATTAGTTCTCTATCAATATCCAACCTTGAGTAGTGTTATAATACACTAATCCTAAACCGGCTCTGTTTACGTTAATTGTTACATCTGAATCGGCACCTATAATTTTATGACCATTTCTTGCGACTGTAATATTATTTGTCGATGCACTACCAGTCGCATCAATAATTCTAATTTCATCACCTAAAGCTGCAGACGATGGAAGTGTTATTGTTTTTGCTGCTGATGTATCAATAAAGAGTTTATCACCAGCCACTGCAGTTACGGATGAATCAGTAGGAGCAGACCACGCATTTGTTCTTAAAGTGTTGTTGTTACTCACAAAAGATGTAATTTTCAGTTCATCATTAGCAAGTGCACCAGACAGAAGTCTAACCGACATACCGTTGTTTGCTACATAATCATCTGAATCATTCAATAACAAACCATTTAAATGTACTTGAATATTATCTGGGTTGTATGCAAGACTTTTACCTGTTATATCATTACCATTGAAGATTGTTTGTGCAGAGTCTGCAGTAAACTTGTACATCTCCATATTTTGACCAGGATTACTGAATGCAGATATAATTAACTCATCGTTAACTGTTGCTCCACTTGCAAGAACAACCGAAGTGCCATTTACTGCAGTGAAATCTGTATTTCTTAGTATAATACCATTCAAATGAACTTGTATAGCACCTGAACTATATGCTAATGTGTCACCATTAATATCAGCACCAGTAAATGTTGTCTGACTTGCAGTTGCAGTATATTCATAATTCTTTACTGTAGGCGATTGAATTATACCTTTACGATTAACCAAAGTAACAAGATCACCTGAATCCGTAGCACTTGCAAGAGTTACGGTAGTACCAGCATTTGTAGAATAATCGTCTGAATCCTTCAGTAATATACCGTTTAGGAACACATCAAGAGTACCACTTGAATAATCTAGTGTAACACTATTATCATCTGTACCTGTTATTGAGGTAGTAGGTGTCGCTGTAGTATAGTAATAATTCTGTTGTGCTAATCCTCTTTGGGTAGCGACACGTCCACGCCTTTCAACAATCGAGACGCTGTGTCCACTGTCGACTCCTGTTGTGAAGGTGACTGCTGTTGTAGAGGCATTGTAATCTGTACCGACCACTTGCAAGACACCATTAAGGTAGACATCAAGATGAGTAGCATCGATTGAACTATGACTAAATGCAGTTTGTGATGCTGTAGCCGTATACTGTGATCTTTGTGTAGTAAATTCGCCACGAGTAAAGTCCACCTTTGTGCCAATATAAGCCGAATCAACAGTCGATTGAATAAGTGATATTGTTTGTGCAGAATCAACTGTACCAGATCCTCCTCCACCACCAGCACCTTCTCTAAGTTGTACATAATCACTGTCAATTAACTGTGTAATAAGAGCAGAATCCAGACCAGCACTTGTTAATTCACTGTAATTTGCTAATCTTAACCATGCACCTGCATGTGCATAATATGCAGCACCAGTAGCATGAACATGTGCAAACATACCGTGATAAGTACTTGCACTTGGTAATGCTCCTAATGAGTCGTATAAGTTACCAAAGAGAACTTTATTCCCTTCCATATCTAAATCAGATTTTGTAACTCTTAATCTTACATAAGCAGAATCAATAAGGCTAATTGTTCTTTCAGAATCAAGTGAAACTGATTCCACATAAGCTGAATCAACAAAGTCAGTTCCAAACGTAGGTAAGAGCTTTATAACTTCTGCAGAATCAATTCCAGTTGTATTACCACCAAATTTTAGTACTGTAAGTTTATCACCACCTTCTGCTGCTGCTGAATCAAGTAAAGTAATCGATGTACCATTTGTTGCAGTATAATCAACAGAATCAAGGAGAAGTATACCATTTAGATAAACAGCAACTGCACCTGCGGTGTATGATAACGAATTGCCGTTATCATCATTTCCAGAATAAACCAGTGCGCCTGAATCTAAGGTTTTAGTAAAGAATGTTTGTGTAAATGGACTTGCGGCTACAGAACCGGCTTCTCTAAGTTGTATGTATGAACTATCAATTAATTGAGTAACAAGGGCCGAGTCTAATCCACCACCACCGCCTCCACCGCCAGTGGCATCTGACGCTAAAATAAATTTCTGTGTGCCGGAATCAAATTTTAATATTTGGTTATTTGTTGCACCGATAGAATTAACGTTACTAAGTGCACCAATACTATCAATTGTTGCATTTATTAGAGCTATTGTTGCGGCTGAATCTGTACCTGCTGTTGTTCTAGCTTGTACGTAGGCAGAATCAATAAGATTTATAACTGCAGCTGAGTCTGTACCACCAGAAGCCTGCGATATTGTAATTGTTTTTGTAGCTCCAGAACCGGTTGCAGTAACTGCAGAACCTACAAAATTAAGCGTTGTTGCTCCTGTAGAAAGACTTGATCCTTCTTCTTGTACTGTAAGCGAATAAGCTGATGGTGTATTCGTGAAGTTGTTATAGTCAAGATAGAAAGTACCAGTTTGACCATCTAAATTATCAGCATCAATATTTAAAGCATTAGCAAAAGCTTGATCTACATCTGCGGTAATAATTGAAGATACAACGGCAGAGTCGGCAAATGAGTTATGATCAAATATTCGAATAGCGCCATGCATTTGTGCATGATATTGACATTGATAATATAGAAGATCTGGCGCATTCATCGGTACTTCGAAGAATATATCACCTACGGCTGCGCCGTTATTCGTTACACCGGTATTGTATGCACTACCAGTACCAATTACATTATTGGTCTTAATGTAAAATGGATGACCGGATGCATTAACACTAAACTTATACTTTAATCCTCTTTGTAAGTACAATGTAGGATTTGATGTATTGCCTGAGAAACCGTCGCCATCAAAATCATATGCTCCAGAACCATTATTAACTACAGCAAAGGCTGCCGCAGCAGGTCTACGTATCTGAATATACGATGAATCAACAGTGCTTGTTACAAGTGATGAATCTTGGAAACGATCTCTTAACTGAATATATGCAGAGTCAACAAGTTGTTTTACTAAATCAGACTCAAGACCTTGCGAATTAATAATATCTAATACAGTACCAGAATCAACGAAGTCAGTACCAAATGCTGGTATAGTCGGCTTGTTTGTAAAGTTAGTGTAGTCTAGATAATACGCACCATGTTGACCATCTAATAAATCAGCATTAATATTTAACGCATCAACAAAAGATTTAGTAACATCGTTAGTAATTCTACTTGATACATCTGTAAGATCTAAAACTGTAGGTGTGTTACTTAAATTATTGTAGTTTGTATAAAAGCTACCATGTTGACCGTCTAATGTATCAGCATCAATACCACCGACTGTTTTAATATAAGCTGAATCGACAAGCGCAAGTACAGCAGCAGAGTCAACTGTACCTGATCCACCACCACTCTGTCTTAACTGAATATATGCAGAATCAATAATGTTAGTAACAAATGCAGAGTCTCTTTGTGTATCTACAATATCGGTAAGCAGCGCTATTGTGCCACTTGAGTCAGGCAAGTTAATCGTATTGTCTTTTGTAGGATTAACTGCTTGAACTTTTGTCTCATTCGCATTCGCCGAATCACCTTCAAAGGCAATACTCGTAATACTATTAATATTCTGATCAAGTTCTAATGTGACATTGTTTGCAGCAATACCTGCATTAATTTGACCAGTAGTTCCTAGGAACGTTAGTGTTTCTGTAGAAGGATCAAGCGTATGTGAACCAGTATTACCTGCTAAACCAATCGTTGTACCAGACTGTCTTAACTGAATATAAGCTGAGTCGACAATATCGGTAACAAATGCGGAGTCTCTCTGTAAATCAGCCTGTCTTGCTTGTATGTAAGCACTGTCAATAAGATTAACTGCATCTGCAGAATTAAGGAATGGAGCTTCAGCAACACGAGCAAGAACGTATGCAGAATCGACAGTATCAGTAATTGTATTATTAATTGTGACATTGACAGTATTACCTGAATCACTGAGTGAAGAGGCAATATCCGAATCTGCTCTTGCTTTTGTATAATATAGGTTTGACCCTTCAGTAAGATCGCTCGTAGATTTAGAAGCAAAGTCGGTATTAAAATTTGATGTAGTGTAATGATCTGCACGTAGGTTAACGTAAGCAGAATCAATTAGTGTAGCTAAGTACGATTCTGGTATACGAGTCTGAATATATGAGGAATCAATAAGATTTGTAACTTCACCAGAATCTAATTGTGCAAGCGCAATAACCTCAACAGCATTTGCAATTGCTTCTACTCTTGCAGAATCAACAAATGCTTTGATTTGGTTACTACTATTCTTATAATAGATTTTACCGTCAGCAAAGTTAACGGCAAGTTCACCGTGACTGAGATCACTGGTGGTTGGTACCTTACCCGCAACGGAAGACCGTTTAAGTAAAACTTTTGGTGTTACTGCCATTTTAATTCCTAAAAAGGATGGTTTGTGCTATTTATATCAATATATTCCACAATCAATAGTTTGTATTTCGACATTACCAGCTGTGACTAAGAAGTCAACCGAATCAAATTTAGCGGCACCAATATTTGTTGTTGATGCCAACTCTGTACTGAGTGTAAGAACACCAGTTGAATCGTTGTAAGATGCATCCATACCTTCGGCCATAGCCAAAAGTGCTGCGACTCTATCATCGACTCTTTCATTTGTATAATATAAGTTAGTAGAACCTTCAGGCAATCTATCTGTTGTAGTATTCTGAAGATCAGAATCAAATCCTAAATATGCGCCAGAAAATGATGTTGTACTGATTGTACCAGTAACATCGATATTATCTGCGATAACTTTTTTGTTAAAGTTCCACGTATCTGTGGCTGACTTATAGAAGATAAATGCGTTAGCACCATCTACTGAGATACCTGCTGAATCTGCAGCGGCAGCATTAACTGCGCCAGATGCAAGTGTAAGATTTTTATCATCAACGTCTACAGTTGTAGAATTATTTGTAGTTGTTGTACCATCAACTTGTAAATTACCTGAAATGATAACTGTACCTGTCACTCCAGGTGCATGAGGATCAAGTGTAAGGTTACCGCTTGTCGTGGCAATAGTATTACCGTTTATATCAACATTATCAACAGTTAGACGAGAAAGACCGAGCACATCAGAATCAAGATGTGCCTCTATACGAGCTCCGCCGGCAAGTTCTACTCTTTTTGTGTTTGTATTGAAACCGCCGTTTATTGTAACAGTTTCTCCAAAACCTAATACACCATCACCAACATTTACATCGCCGTTAAGTTCAATCAGAGATTTTGTGTCGACATAATTTTTAGTTGCAGCATCTTGTGCAGAAACCGGATCTACGACATTACTGATAAGTGAAGTTGATACGTTAACAAATCCTGCACCATTAGGATTAAGTACAACATTACCGTTAGTATCTGTTGATGTAATAGAATTGCCATCAATATTAATGTTATCAACGTCAAGCTTATTAATTTTACCGCTAGCGTCTGTAAGAATAGCACTTGAAGGATGAACTTGACCAAGTGGATGATCCATCATGTCGATGTAATATTTACCACCAATAATATCAACTTTACCAGAATCATTACCTATGCCGAGTCTCTCACCACCACTGCTATCACCGCTTACAAAACTATAAGCTAGTTCACCTTGTGATACTGCGGAATCAGGAATAACCTTAGTAGTACTACTATTCTTTATTTGAATAACAACAGCCACTAGAACGTTCCTCCAGTTACTAGACCGACATTTTTAAACAGTCCACTAGTGGCTTCATATTGTAAGATATGATCGTCTTCTAAATTTCTAATTTGTACATCTAATAGGTCATCAAGTCGCTGTGCCTGTGCACCAACAACTCTACGAACAGGAGTTCCTATCGTAATTTTTCTTACAAGAGTTTTTGTTTCAGACATTTATGCATCCGTGACATTAGGGTTAACACGTATCTTTCCTTCAAGAACTCGTTCAATGATTGTATTTGCTGAATCATCGACATAAGAGATCTCTACATCATACACATAGTTACCGACTTTTAAAGCTGTCGTTTGTGCGTTTGTCAAAGAGAGTGTTAGTATACCACCTGTCGCGTCTGCTATTGCTGCCGAAAAGGAATGAGTGTCGGATGAATCGCTATTGAAGTTGCGTTTCATCTGCGCAGCGGCTGAGAAGTTTGTTAGATTTTTTGCATTTCCGTTGACATCAACCAATTCTAGTTGAATCGCTATGTCCGATCCTTGGTCGATCGCAAATCTTTCGTATTCTGCCATTTTACCACTCGATACTAAGTAACTCGAATCATATTCTAATCTTATTTATAAAAAAAGTTGTTTACAAATGCACATAAATAGATTATAATAAACTATAGTTTATAGAGGAATAGATGATAAAAGGTAATACCGAGACTGGTATCAAGCATATGTTTTATAACCGAGATCAAGAGATGGAGGTTATAAGAGAAACGCAGAAGTGTCAGAGAAATTATGATCGTACTCGAAGAGTACATCCTGAAGATAGGGATTATCTTTTATGGGTAGCGCAGAATGCGCCATCAAAGCAATACGAAGCTTATTACGATATTTATTATGCTGAAAAACCAGAAGTAATTGAAGAGTTGTCACATTATACATGGGGCTGTACTCATAGTAGAAATCCACCATCCACATGGCAAAACTCTCAGATGAATGCCAGTTTGTATATGTTATTTGTAGCAAAAGAACCAGAGACACAATTAAACTGCCATGCTGATGGTACATTAAAATCTAATAAAGATCCTGCAAGATGGGAAAACGCATATGTCAGTATCGGTATTGCAATGGGTCTTGTAATGAGAACGGCAGTAGCCGAAGGATTTGTGTGTGGTGCAAATAAAAGTCATGGTGACATTAACGGCAATAAATTCTGGGAAAAAAGACTGGGCATCTTAGATGAAGTTAAGGCAGGCACAAAGAAGATTGCATATGGTATTGGTATAGGTTATCCATTAGAAGATAAACCACGTTGGTATTCTGATCAAAAATATCTCGCAATCGGTGCAGGTAATGGAAGTAATCTTGCTACCGATACTGAATTAAAATTAGATGAAAATGGTAAACCATACCGATATATAAAAATAATTAATATTGATAAACATGCAGGTGAAGAAGTTGAAGATCATTACGGTAATAGACATCTTATTCCTGATATAGCAAATATTAAAATAAACACAATGCGAAATAGAATTATTAATGCAACTGAAATTATATGATCAATATAGTATGTACAAGCAAACCGTGTGACGGTCTATTTTATTATAGTTATGAATACACTCAGTATCTAAATCATGTCGGTGTAAAGACTGATATGATTATTGTCACACATCCTCGTTTTACGACTGAAGATTACTTTAATGCTATCATACAAAAATACAATACATTTGAAAATGTAATATTCGATGACTTCGAAGAAATAGGCCAAACACTTATCATGGGCAGAAGCATGATGACTTTACCGTATCTTGATAGAGAACTATACGGCATGGATCAATTGCTTTTACTTCACTTATTGTTTAAATATAGAGTCACTGCAGTCTATTCAGAAAATCATCCAGTAAAATATCAAGATGCATTAAATTATTTTATGCCAGCTTTCATAACAGACTTGTGTGATTATGACGTGTTTCCAAAAGGTGAAGGTGCACACTTTGAAAAAAAAATATATTTTGATATACACAAACCAATAGAACGAGATCCTAAATTTAAATACCTATTTAACGGTACAAACAAAACTTATTATGCTGCCGCTAAAAAGGTTATAAGTAAGTATAAGAATCATGGAATTATGATATATGATATTGGTGATTATGATTCACGAATGAACAATTTAATTGTGCCTGTTGAGAATATAATGGGAATATTTAATAAGTATGTTTATACAAAACATATAAACGATCCTGCACCAAGAATAATACAAGAATGTTTATATCACAATAAAGAAATTATATTCGAGGCCACAAACAGAGGTGCCGAAGTTTATATGAAGCGAAAGATTGAAAAGCCAAATGTGGAGGCAATTATAGATGCAATATGAAGGATGGGATAGAGATTATATTTACAATAAAGGTTTATATGTAAACTTGTTTGATAAAGTTATGCAAGAAGATAATGAGCAAAGTGTAGAGTTTCTCGAGAAAAAAATTGCAAAGTATGTAGGTCGTAAACATGGCATCACCTGCAATAGTGCAACAGACGCACTCTACTATTCTCTTCTCTGTTACGATATTGGTTACGGAGATGAAGTACTAGTCAGTGATTTTTCATGGATCTCTTCTGCATCTTGTATCAAAATGACAGGTGCAACACCGGTGTTTTGTGATATCGA